TTTCCTCGGTAGTCGGAAATGTGTTTTGATTGCCACCGTTTGAAACACCGGCAGCCTTGTGCTTCTCGTTAAGGATTACTTGGGCAAGCTGAAGAAGTTCGAGGCGAATTTCGTATGGGGTTTTGCTAGTTGGTTTCATGTGTGTCCTTACTTCTTTAGTAATTGAATAGGTGAAATTGCCTGTTCATATTGTTCTTGCAATTTCGGTGCAGGAATTGCAGTAATAACTGGCTTAGGTACCGTAATTGTCTTTTCTGGATCTGCCATCATAATAAATGGTGCAAATTGAAACCCTTGTTGCGTTGCTACCATGCATAGAGGACTCTTGACATGGTAGGACATCATTGTCTCATCAACAACCTTGCCAATAAATTCCTCACCTGCGCCTGTTTTAAAGACGCTGATATATGGTGTGTCTTGTGTTTTTTGTGTTAGCATTAAAATTCATCCCATCCATCAACCGCTTCACTACGGCTGTATTCTGTTACCTTTGTTTCAAAGAAATTCTCACGTTTTTCTGCATTCAGATATTCGTAAGGATTCTTAGTAAACCCCTTATATACAACTCCCATCCCTAATAGTTTAGTTCTCTGGTTAACAAGGTATTTTACATATCCTTCTGTGCTCTCTTGCGAAATACCTAAAATTCTATCTCCGTAAATTTCCTTGCCCCATTCAATTTCTTGCTCGGCAGCTTGTGTAATATTGTCGAGCAAAATCTTTCTATCATCGGGATTATTAAGGTCAAATATTTCCCGAATGATATTAGCAAACATGTTTATATGAGTTACTTCATCATTCTCAATGTATTTGATCATTTTAGCAACATTTGCGACTTTATTGCGAGCCGCCAATTGATAGAAGAACTGAAATCCGTTATAGAAATAAATTCCCTCTAGGGCAAAGTTAGCAGCAAGTGCAATTTTGAAGTTAATTATTGTCTTATCATCAATAAACTTCTGATATTGTCCAGCAATGAACTTATTGCGTTGCAATAACAAAGAATTATTTCTCCAATAATCGTAGATCTCTTCACGTTCAATATTGGGGAACAATTCCTGAAGCATGTATTGGTATGCCTGGGAATGGATCAATTCCTGGAATGCCTGAATTGTAAACAGACCGCCAACCTCAGGGGCCGTAATGTAATCTGCAATATTTGGCAGATTAGATACCTGCATACTATCAAGTGCAATAAGAAAAGAGAGTGTATTCTTAAATGCACTCATTTCATCTTTTGTGAGTTCTCTAATTGTCACCTTATCGTCAACAAGTGAAATCTTTTCAGGAATCCAAAAATTGTTGACCATAATCTTATACAATTTAGGTGCCCATTGGTACTTAACGCTGTTTAGGTTAAGAATTCCCGTAGCCTTGCCATTGATCATTTGACGTGCGGTCTGGGAATCATCTCCCAGCTCGTCAAATATTTTCTTCTGTGTGAGTTCTGACATTAAATTTCCTTATCCGGCACAAGCGACGCAGTCTTCTTCTGCCTTTACGAGTGCATCTTCTGTAGCATTCTTCTTAATAGCTCTAATATAATAAATTGCCTTCAATCCCTTGCTGTGAGCATAGTGGATGGCATCATATAATTCTTTAGCATTAAAGCTCTCTTTGCGTTGATCAAATATTAACTCCATAGAGCAGCCTGTGTCAATGAACTTTTGCAATTCAGCCACTACGTCAATAATTTCAGTCGCAGTATGTTTCGGAAAGGTTTTACCATAAGCGAGTGGATTTTCCTTAAGAAATTTTGCCGCGACAACTAACTTACCGTTTTTATTGTCTTCAGAAAAGAATGCATCGTATATAGGGAGGATGCTCGCACTTGAGTCCATATAAATGGAGGTGCTTGTATTAGGGGCCGGGCTGGTAAGTTGACTATTACGCATGCCGAATTGGTCAATCTGATCTTGTAGAAACTTCCAATCATACTTTCCTGATCCATGTTCGGCAAATTTTGCAACGCGGTTTCCGTTCTTCCATTCAGAGTGTTCAAATGCTTCAAAAGATCCGAACCTCTTAGCCAATTCAACACTTGATAATGCTGCGTTGTATTCAACACATTCAGCAAGTTCACGAATGTAATCAAGGTCGCGAAAATTCATAAACTCTCTGGCTAGATGGTCGTGCAACCCTTGCATACCAATTCCAATTGTTCTATAGCGAGCATTATGAGCACTGGTAATTTTATCAGGTGCGTTTGTCAGGCTAATTCCATAGTCTAGTATCTTTGTTGACAATGCTGCAATTTTGCCTAATTCCTTAAAGTCCTTGATATTGCCAAGCACAATAGAGGCTAGATTGCATACGTGTCCTAGCTCATCCGGCTTTACATTAGAGAATGACTCAGTGCATAAATTTACGCACGGAATTCCTACATGTCCGTTATTATCATCTTTGTTCGGATTATATTCGTTAATTGTATCTGTGAAGGAAATATACGGGAGGCCTGTCTCGAATTGAGTACGCATGATAATTTTCATTAGGTCTCGTGCATTATCAAACTTACGAAAAATACCTAATGTACCAGATTCTACAGCTTTTTCAATTTTCAAATATGCTTCTGTGAACTTAGCACCGTGTAATCCACGAACATCAATGCCTAACTTCTTCTTTACTTCAAATGGGCAAAATGTTGTCCATGATTCTCTATTCTTGTCCCTTTCCAGAAAAATATCTGGCATGCATACTTGCGGAAATACATCATATGCCTTCATTCTCGGATCACCGTGTTCTGTCTGCATGTCTAGGAAATCTAATATGTCATTGTGCCATATAGGTAATGCAATTGTTCCTGCACCGGCACGCTTACCGCCCTGATTCACGGCAACAAGTGTATCATTTAGAATCTTAATCCATTGCACAATTGTTCCTGCAGAATTGGCGTATCCATTGACATCTGACCCTTTAGCACGTAGATAGCCCAGGAATACACCGAGACCGCCACCATTCTTTGAAATTAGAGCAACACGTTTGATATTATCAAAAATACTATCAATGTCATCCTCAACGGCGATAATGAAGCACGATGCGATATTACCGCCCTTACGAAGATTGGCAAGGAATGGAGTCGCTAAAGAAATCTTACGCTGAGAAAGTGCATTGTAAACTTCCTTGACAAACTTGATTCTTGTTTCTGCTGGCTCGAGTTGTCCGAATCGCATTGCATTTACCATATGCATATGCTGATTTAATTCAAACTTGCCTAAATATTTCTTCTTGGCAGTGATTAGACTGGCATAACTGTAGTCTAAATCTCGAACTTGCTTTACTGCCGCACCTAAATCATCGAGATTATCGTCTGTGTAAAACTCTATCAAGTCCCTGGTATAAAATCCCTTTTCAATATTGTACTGAACAACTTCCCTGAAGGATTTTCCACGTAAGGGAAAATTTGCCCATTCATCGGCCGCGAGGGCTCTGCCTGCTACGTTTACCCAATCGGGCTCAGATGGAGTAGCTAATTGAATTGCATGCTGTATAACATTCAATTGAATATCACGAGTCTTGATACCAGGTTTCAGAAATTGGTCAAATTTTGATTCAAGTGCAAGAGGATTTACATCTTGCCCCTCAGTAGCCATCTGAATTGATTTCTTAATCTTCGAAACGTCATAAGGCTCTTTTGTACCGTCGCGCTTCTCAACCATAATTTCTTTAACTTGTGCCATACCAATGTTCTCTCTATGTTATTGTTTTTATTTGATCTTTTGAAAATTTCTGCATGACAATAAAGTAATCGCAAATATCTGAATATTTACTTACCTTGCCGGCTTCGTAATTCAAAATAATCTGACTATCTATGACAGGCAAAAGATAATCACCATCGTTGTCTTTTACTACCCATAATTCAATATCTTGTTCTTTATTTAGGAGAGCAAGGGTATAAAAAATCATAAGACTAACGGAACTTTTACAGAATTCCCCATGGAATAAAATTTCCCATGGTGTAGGCCAATCGGCAGGACTATAATAATCTAAGGTGCGGCGACCTATAGGCATTGTGGAACAGAACTCAACAATTCTATCTAATTGATCCCTAGATTGAAGAAACTTAATACCACTCCTTAGTTGTCTCCAAAGGTGCAGGCGCTCTTCGTTAGAAAGTGTATTCCAACTCATAAGTTATTTTATATAGGAAGCCAGAGAATTGTACTTGAACTAAATGTCAGCGATCCAGGGAAATTGTGCGAATATGAAATTTCAATATTCGGACCGTTATAATCTGCTGTGAAACTAATATCATATACTGTGTTATTAACATCAACACTTGAATCGGTGAGGGAGACTGTGCCGGCACCGAAAGTAGCAGCGGTAATCTTCATTTCACCATTTCTAGAAAAATTTGTACCAACAGTGTTCCAGTCAGGATTCGGAGAATCCGTAACATCATACAATAATGTGAAGAAAGGAGTAGCCAGATAGTTTAATGCAGGTATTGGTGTAAACAGAGGCGGCGCAGGAAATACAACTGTGGGTAACAAAGATATTACAAATGGTGCCAACAGAATTCCACCACCTAATACAGATGCAATTTCTACATATTCTCCGGTTAAATTACCTAAAAATATTCTACGTGTATCTGTACATAATGCCAATTCACCGGGCATTAAAATATTCGGCCATAAGTTTATATCTACCGGCCCTACACCTGTATATCCCGGTGGATACAGAGCATCAAACTGTGCCTGTGTGCCGCGTCTATTTTGAATTCTTGAAACTGTTACTGGTGATGCCATTGTCTATACCTCTCGTGTGATGTATTTATTCCATTCCGAACCGATCATAATATGAGCATACTTTGTTAGCCCACATAGTTTCGTAGTGTTTAAATTCATCACCCTCGATAATGAACTCCTGATATTTAGCTTCACGAGTAGCAATCATTACAACACCACGGGATATATCGGTGCCATACATTTCATTATGGGATAAAGCATAGGCTGCTAACTGCATGAAGTAATCTTCAATCCACTCGCGCCTCTTATCCTTTAGACTATTCTTAAAGTCCATAATCGATGGCTTATCTTCATGCAGACCTATTAGATCAGTTGTTCCTGCGTATAGTTCTTTCGAATATAAAGAAACTTCCGTCCCCCATACCTCACTTACTTTAGGAAGGCCATTCTTAATGATTACCTTAGCAAGAGCCTTGGCCATAAGAGTTCCACTCATTTCGCTACCAAGAATATAGTTCTCTAAATTCTTGTGCATTCCATTGCCGAGGCCACTCGATTCTGTTAGAATTTTTTGAGCTTTATCCTCGCCGACATTTTTCTTCCACTCATTGATATGAGTCATGTCTTTTGTTTTGCCGAGGATTGTTGTTACTGATGGAAGTGGGCGACCTTCTCCCACTATGTAGCGTCTGCCGTTTCCGGTGTCTACTCTTTGTAACGGTTGATAGTTAAATGGTTTTCGTATAAGCATTGACAAATTGTAACATAAAGAGTATCACAATGTCAAAGCATCACCAGCAAATCTTCCACTGAATGGTAGAGCCGGTAGCGGGGTTCGACTGAATAATAATCGTATATCCTAACCCCTTAAAATAAGACAGTACGGCATTCATCTGAAGCTGTATAGGCTTATTTGTTGTAGCGCCTGTCCATACTTGCCAATACAGATTAGGGTTTGTTCCCCATGTATTTTCAGCAACAACAATATCTACTATTGCAGGATTTGCGGGTGGGTTTGGCAATGCTGCTGTAGGTGGATTAAATACAGTGCCTATTGCGGCCTGT